TCGGTAGGGAGCCTCCAAAGGAGGTCCTCACTAAAAGGTTTATTCGTCAGGTCGAAACATCGAAAACGTCGGAGACAGTTCATCATCTGTTTCTGAATGCCTTATAAACAAGCATTACGCTTAACGGAAGCAACGGTTATTATTCTAGCCTTTAAGGGTTCAAGTATCACGGTGGCGTGTACCCCTCCCTCAGTCTGTGGATCATAGTGTCGCAACAGATCATAATTGGATTCAACCAAATCCTCGAAATTTATCTTCTCATAGTAAGAACGTTCCGGAGTCATCGAAAAGAGGCCAGCTATACCTAAGACATGAGTTGCATAGCAACTTGTGTCGAGTAAAGCGCCTCCCTTGATTTTGGGAAGTTTCTCACAGAGCGATAGAAAATGGGAAAAGGATCCAAATTGGGATCTTGGTGCTTCGTTACATCCATTATTTGAATAACGGGAAGGGTTCGCGTAGAGTATGCGGTTCCCAAAAACCTCGATAGCAGTTCGTTCAACTTCGTCCAAAAGATCGCCAGGTGTGATTTGAGACGAGGAAAGGGCCTTAGAATGTTTCTTAAGTGTAGCCTCGACTTCCTCTTCAGGAAGGTCAGGCATACCACGCTTTAAACCGTTTAAAACGGAAAAGCGGAAAGAATCATAATAAGACCGTCCTCGCTTCGAACCAAACCACTTGCGAAAATGGCAGTTGAGCTTACCGATAAAGAGTGTTCCTGGTAGGCTGGGCGAGAAAATAGCTTCGGGAAGTTCTTGATTAAAGAACTTCGCGAAGAGGAAGTTTGTTCCATACTTGATTTCCTCAACCCATCTTTCTTCTCTAACGACAAAAAACCAATAAATAGTAGTTTGAAGAAGGGACTCACTAATGAGTCTTCTCCAACCTTCAATCTTTTTGATCTTATCTCCCCAATAAGAATATAGGTGTAACCAGAGCACGCTAACGATGTCCAAGGCCTTATCCAGGTCGGATAGGACGTTGTTTGTTAGGTCTTTTTTGAGCAGGGCTGCTCCTTCCTTACCAGGAAGGAGAACCTCCAAACTTTTTTTCATTTGACGATAAAAGTTCGAGAGGCTCTGCCACAAGATCCAACTAACTCGTATTTCTTTACCGTACAAGAGTACATTAATGTACTCTCTACGTTCGAAACCAAGAAAGCGGGGGTGTAGCAAAGGGACTTTGAACTCATTCATTTGGCTCAAAGGGACGTCTACCGAATAGATCGGTCCCTCAAATGAATCAAGTTCAGCCTGTACCAGCAGCTGTGGCAAAGAATCCAAGAAATCGTCCATAAGTTGAGTGCGAAGCACTTTTCTTGATAGGAAATCTTTTTCTCCTAAGGATTCTTT